GCCTCTAATAAGGCTGAGCAAATCTATTCTGGATCATGGGAGGCCTTTGGAGGGAAATTTCAATCGCGAACCAATTTCCGATCATGGAAGAAAAATGTTAGAGGGAAAGGAAAAGGTGGAGGTGGTCCAATGAAACCACAGGAACCTGGTCCCAATTCCCAACAGAAACAAACGGATGCAGCGAAAGCTCCCGTTTTTGAGAAGTTTGCCAACTTCAAGAGATATCTTGATAAGTTGTGTGATGAGAGGGTGAAGAAATTTGTCGATGATGTCAAAACACGAAAAATTTTTGATAATCCTGAAAAACCAGATCTTGATGCGTTCCATCATCTCTGGGAAGAAGCTATAGCTGGCTATGAGCGATCTGTTTTTGGTTTGCCTGCCTATGAAAAATATAGGGGCAGGCTTCATGAGGACACAATTTCTGACTCTAAAATGGCTGAAGAACAAATTGCTGCTTGGAAGAAATGTAAGGAAGGAATTCTGAACCATTATCATTCAAACCTTGAGGATGCTAAAATCAAGCTCGAAGGTCGTGCAGCAATGAAACCTGAACCATTCCGTCAACAGAATGGTCAGAAGAAAAAGATAAACAGAAAGAAAGGAACGAGCTCTTTGAAGCCTGTCCAAAAATTTTTTGAAGAATTGCGCTTGGGGAAGAAACCGGATGAACCGGTGAAGGAGGGATTAAAACCTGTTAAACCAGATGAACTGGTGAAGGAGGGATTGAAACCCGTTAAACCTACCCAAAGCAACTATTATTCTGCAGCCCCGCAAGACAGACCGTGTCCCTTTTGCTTTCATTGGCATAAAGTGAATGTTCCGTGTACTGCTGTTGGTAAGTGTCTTAACGCTTTCAAAGGCCGATATTGCGAGGGTTGCTCAAGAGCCCGATGGGCTATGGAAAAAGAGACCCCAGAGAAATTGGAAGGCCCCGCGGCTTCCAAACCGGTGTCACAGGAGACTATAAGGAGTGCTTTGATGTATCTCTGGAATGGCCAAATGTGCATTGGTACTGGTGTCTTATTGAAGATTGGAGGTAATAGCGATCCTATTCGTTATTACGCGAACACCCACAACGTCAAAGCCGCTACAGGCATGTCGTTTGGGAACTTGACTAACGTCGTTCCCATCTTGAAAGAGAAGTGGAGTGTTGGGCATGCTAGTGATTTATCAAGCATCTCCTCCGCGCTTGTTGGAAAATACATGGAGCAAGGCACCAAGCCTTTGCCTGTTGTTCGAGCTGAGGTTACTGATATTCCTCAGGTTGCAATGTGGTATGGTTTGGATCCCGAGACTCGAACAGAGTTTCAGGTGAGTCCCGGTTCGTATATTGTGCGGAATAAT